GGGTTAGTTTATGAAAATTGCAGTTGACAAAATTGCGAAAATTTTACGCATGTGGAGAGGCTGCCAGATTTGCAGCTCTAGGTTCTCCTATGCGATTGTCGTTGATTAATACATTATAAAGATAAAAGATAAGGTTATAATAGAGACCATTAGCGCTTGCTAATGGTAAAAGAAGTTAGTATTTAAGCTTATTTTTGGTAGAGGAAATATCCTCTAAAGATTTTTTCATGTTAATTTCATAAATGTTTTTGTGTTTTTGTCCCAACTTTTGGAAGTAACTGGCAAGCGTTGGGAGTGCTTGCCAGCCAGGGTAACTGTTTAAAGCCTTACCCGGTGGCTATTGATTAGTGTCCGTGGCGTCTGTTCTTGGGGTGGTCAAGGCCTTTTAACAGAATATGTCTTCACTTCTCAGGTGTTGCATATCCCTCCTGTCTTCAAGCCAGTTTTCAGTGGGTCCGTTGGGGTTCCAGATTCCTTTGATGGAGTCGATGACTCTCTGCACGTTCCTCTTCCAAGTCGCTCGGTCAGTACCATCGGCTAGTTTACCGTGAACCACTCCGTCCTTCCGGAGGTCGTCGTTGATGTTCACGTAGGGTAGGTCACCCCAACTATCGATGCTGATATCCCTCTCGCGCACGGCCTTGGGGCCGAAATTGATGTTTTTAATGATTTCCAGCATTCGGTTCTTGTCTATCCAGGCTTCGCCCCTAAGTTCTGGTGCTATGGTCTTTCCCATGGGAACGGTGAAGGGGTTTAGTGCGGACAGACCCACTTGAGCTGTGAGGCGTACGTCACGTATAAACCAGTATTGCATGAGAATAGACATCCATACCGCCTTGGCCTGTGCAGCCTGAATCTCTTTGTCAGGGCTAATATAGCCGACGCAGAGCCCAGCTTTCCGGAGAATTGTTCTCAAGGATCTAGCCATGACCACTTTGTCGAACCTCCTTCCGTAAGCGTCCTTCATGTTCAGCAACAAGGGTTCATGCGAGCAGAAACTTACATCCTGGAGACAAGGGAGTACACGACTAGGACTCTGGGCTGGTATGCCCTTCCTCGTCCAGCCGATATCGTTCCAGAAATGCACGTTGTCCACGCAGGCGAGCTCGTCGTCCTCCAGAAATATGACTTTATCGTCTCCTGATATAGTGCATCGGGACATGAAGTCCTCCCAGCGCTCTTCACCATGCCCGGTTACGGTCGCCATGTGTGCAGTAGTGACCACCATGTTAGTGATGGTATTGCCTGCGTACGTGACAACGCAACCACTCAGTCGCTGTCCGCGCCCACTAAGCAGAATCTCGTGGTCTCGGGTAGGACCACCCGGCACCCTGAGGATTATGTACGGGTGGGTGTACCAGCGGTAGAGGGTCTTTATGCCTTCCTTGTGGGCGGGGTCGTCTGTGAGGGACATGAAGAAACGACTCTCTATGTTGAGCATACCTTCAGCCTGGCAGACATCGAACCTCTGCGTGTCGTCTGCGATCGGGTGCAGATGGGTGGTAGATCCCTGGTATTGGCCACGTTTGTACAGGATCTCGCCGTACTCGCTTTGGGGGGTTGTGCAAACCCCCCCCGGTGTATAAGGGGGGGCTGCTAGATGGGCTGAATTGACGTGCCCAAGGAGCATTTGCTCAACGACTCTGGTGACCAGGTCACCAAAAGCTATCATCCTGGAACCTCGGTCGGCTCCTTGCACCAGCTCCTTCTTCTCCTTTTTTCCCATGGTATTGAACGGCTGGAAGTTGCAGATCCCTCTGCACATCTCGTCGTACCTTTGTTCGCAGAGAACTCGGAAATTATCATCCTCGAGGGCCGTGGCGGCGTTGGCGTACTGTAGGGGGCCTATGTCGGCCTTGTTCCGCAACTGCTCTACCACCTCCTCGTATGACAATCTCCGGAGCTTGAAACCTTTGCTACGGACATGCCCGGAGAACCACTCATACACTTTGGTAATGATACCCCAGTGTTGATGGTCCTCGACTGGTGACTTGTCTATCTTGCGCCTGAACATAGCCAAAGTTTCTGCCGGACAGGTGGAAGTGAGACCCCACCCGTCGCTACCGAAGAATGGCTGGGTCACGTACCGGATTGGGTGGTTGTAGGAGATGCCTGTCTCACCTCTAGGACTGGAGGTTCTGCTTCCGCGCGGTATCCAATGCTCGAAGGTCTGAGGTGAGGGATTGGGGAACTTGTTCAGAATCTCCTGGCTGAGGGGGATGGGTTTGAGGAGTTCAAAGCCTAGCTTGGGTGATGCATGACGGGTTCTGGGGGCCATCTGGGGGAGATCAGGGGCAGGCAGGTTCAATATGATGCTGTGGTCGTACAGCTTGTGCCTGGCTCTGTTGAGATGGTTGAGGAGCTTATCAGCTGAACGGTTCAGTTCGCCACGCCAGTCATTGGAACCGTAGCCCACCACAAAGTAATGTTCCATCGTGGTGTTGCGAGACCAAGTGGAGCGCACTATCCTGAAATCCATGCCCTCGTCCTCCAACTGGTTGAGCCTGTCCATGAAGTGTCCGTCATAGGGGTTGAGGAGCTTGACTATTCCTGCTTTGCATGCGCCAGCTTTGTAACGGCTGATAAAGAATTCAAACCAGTTCTTTGTCTGCTGCACCTCAACCCTCCTATCTTCTTTCACTTCGCCCGCGTCGAGTAGAAGCACATCGCACGGGGGAATTTGGTGGTAGTGGACATTGCATTCTTTCCCTTCGAATCGCGGATTCTCCGCGACCCTGCTCTTAACCGCGTGATGGCCTTCTTTCGTGCTACCGTAAGTGAAGCCAAGAACCTTCTTGACCCGAATGCTCTCGAGAGCTACCTGTGACCAGCCGCCTGCTCCACAGCAGGCGTCTATCACAGTGCCGTGCAGTGAGGCCTGTGCGAGCTCACAGATGTTCTTCAGTTTGAAGTAACCTATGCTGCTGGCGCCCAGGTGGGGTGCTGTGCCGACAACACTGTCTGAGTCGATTTTCCGCGATGGTTTCACGACTCCAGCCTCTCTGAATCCTTCGAATCTTTGCTTATCCAGCGTCTTGAGCATTCTCTTGTAGATTGCGCCTTTGTGCTCTATGGTTCCATGGTACTCTTGGCCCAGTCTGTGATAATAAACGGCTTTGAGGCCAGCCCTAATCGGTAATGAACAGCCGGCGATGCCGGCAAACAGCAGATCACCTGAAGCTATGGCGAGCAGCATGCTGATGCCTGAGGTGTTGAGCACGGTGTGGAGACTGGAGAAACCGGTCTGCTTCTGCAGGAATGGTAGAAAAGTTATGGCTGCTAAAACGGGGCCCCCGAACACACAGATCCACAACGCTACTATTATCCTCCAGAAGTCCTTGACTGATTTGCTGGTGAAGTCAGCCAATTCGGGCATCGGCTCATCAACAAAGAACGTCCTTTGATGGGATTTGGCGTCAGAATAACCTGCTCCTTTGCCTAAAAAAAAGCCGACAATGGCCACCACCGCCAGAGGGGGAAGTGCTCCATAGAGAGGATGCAACCCACCTCCTAGCAATGCTAGAATGCTGGTTACCAAAGTGACCGTGTGGTAGATCGTGGGATGGAATATCACGGGAGAGCCCTTGATGTCAGATGCTAGCAAATAGGCCGATGTTGTGCCTATAAGGCTCGAAATGTGGTAAACGAGAGGTGCTAGCCCGAAGATGTGTGCGAAGCTCGCGTGGCCTGTTGGGGCGAAAGGGGACCGAATGGTGCCCCACCACGGAGTAGATGGTTCCTGGGTGCCTGTCAGAGGCGGTTTGCCAAAATTCAAAATCATTTCTGGAGTGATGGTTTTACTGGTGTGTATCGCCATAGCTATGATGAGTATGACTGCTCCCATCCAGGAAGCCCTGCTGAAGTTCTCTTTGCCGCTAGGGTCAGAAGAGTTCCACGGCGATATGACCGCACTGGCTATGTAGGCTATAAATAGCACTATCTGGGAGCTAGAGTAGAGAGCCGCCATCATGGTGTCTGGGTCAGTTGTTTGTGCCAGGAAGTAGGTGACGGCCATGGCCAGGACGGGTGACGGCCCGTCCACAACACGCTTGGCTCCATAGGGGTCCGCTGTAGAGGATCTTCTGGTGGAGAAATAGGTGATGAGGCCGATCACGCCTAATAGCGCTGCAAATATCCATGTTTCCATATTCATACTGAAGAACTCGGTGGTGATGACTGGTGGTTTGATACCGAAGCTGTTCAAATGCTGCACAAGCGAGACGCCAAGCGTTCCCTTGATGCAGGCCATCCAGACGATGAGAGACCGACTGCCATGTGCGTAGCTTCCATGCTGGGGATGACTGAATCGGGTGAGAGCATACTTGGCCACTGCCGTGCCCATCATGACATTGTCAGCGGACAACCCAAAGTAGACGCCTATGATTAGGGTCGACAGGACTGCCATCATGGCTTGCCCGACGGGATTCCGGTAACGGTGGTGGTAGTACTCATGCTGTCTCGTATCAACAAATGGGTAACAGATTGGTGTGCATTTGTCGCAAACGTCATACCGAACGCAACCCTGGTGGGTGCGTAAGTAGGTCGCGTCACGCTGGATCTCATTCAGCTTGGCCGCTTGCCACAGCGACATCTTCCCGGATTCAACAATTCGGTTCAGCGCACGCCATCCAAGATGGTTGTAGGGGGCAGTGGTGAGTCCGAAAGGCTGTACGAGAAACTCGACTTCGGTTTGTATCACAGTGGGGTCGTATTGTACTGCTTTACTGTTGTCCAGTTCCCAATACTGCCCAGCGGCTCGCCGACCGACGCGACCACGTCGTTGTGCCCTCATTCCTGGTGTACACCTGCGCTTCTGCATCTCCACCGATCCTTGGTGTGTTTCTACTGGTTGATTGACCAGATTGCTGCTATACACTATCGTGGGGTTGCAGTTTACTCCCATCTCCGCTATGTTGGTGCATGTGAAGAATCCGTGTTCGGCCTTTCGGCAGTTCTCGTATACTTCGGTGTTTTTCTGCATCTCCTGACGACTGATGTGGCCAAGGTAGGGCACAGAATTACCATTCTTGTCGGTGGCTTTGTTGAGGAGATGTTTGAGCTTGGCGCCCTCTTTGTTGGTGGGTACGAACATCATGATCTTTGGTTTGTCTTCCTTGGCGATGAGAGTCAGCAGGTCGTTGTCGCTGCTGAGAGTTGTTTCGTTAATATCGAAGTTGCTGGTCAGACACGGGACGTCCCCGATGGGCGTGGCCGTCATGGTTACGAAGCTGATTTCCTTATTGGCACATTTGGATGCTAGCACTCTGGTGAGAGCCATGGAGTGGGGGTTGAGCCAGCCATCCTCGTCCTTGATGACCAGATCAGGGAGCTTGATGGAGTGGTTGAGCATCTTGTCATAGTAGGACTGGTGGGAGAATACCCGAATGAGCAACCTCTGGTTGCTCTTGACTTGGCGTAAGTTGTACTGGATTTCATGCTTGTTGAACGTTTTCGTCAGATCCATGGCAACTGCATTGGTGGGCACTAATAGGTCGACACGCCTGCGGCTGATGGCAGCTTGTGAGAATACCGGTTTGAGTACGCGCGTCGTCTTTCCATACCCGCAGTGCTTAACGAGACTGAATGTGGTACCAGGGTTCTCGAGACATCGTATCACCTCGTTATAATCCTGCTCAAAGCTCTTAGGGGTGGAGAGCATTTCGGCCCAGCAGCCACCACTCACACATCCGCGCCCTGAGACGGCGAACGGCACCCATGCCCCAGTCGGAGTTAGCTGGTAAGCTGGTGTACCACTGTCACCGGGAACTGATGGTGGGGCGTTGCTGACGATGATTTGATTTTCGGATCCTTCGAACGAATGCAGAACCTGGACGGGGTATTCGTAGCTGACCTTGTTGCGCACCTTCGTGATGAAGATCTTGCTGCCTTCGACATAACCAGGGAGACATGGTCGCCCACCGTAGGCGGCGGTGTCGTCTGTCACGTTGAAGGCTGTGCAGGGATAGATGTGGCCTTCTATAGTGATGGACTCCCCTTCCGTGACGTGCCAATTCGTGTGAAGGACTCCTCCCCAGCCCACGCCGTAACCGACGTGAGATTGGAGAAACAGAGTGCTCGTTCTAATCTCGTACAACCCATTAGGTAATGGTGGAGGCTCTGGGGCGTCGAACTCACCTAGACTGCCTTGCTCATCACCAAGAGTGCTCTCGCCAATAGCTGAGGTGCGGGCATGTTTGTAGCCACTCCCTCCCTGTTTTTTGACAAAAGATTCTCCGGTTTGCTTACTACGCATTCGCTCGACAGCGAAACTCCTGATGATGCTTGGATATACCGCTCCGAATACGAAGAGAGCTGTAGCTAGAGCTGGGGAACCTAAGACCCAAATTACCGCGCAACCCATGGTGGCGAACACTTGACTCGCCAGGATGCGGGGCTCTTTAGCGCCTTTGGGGAGTTCCCATCTTGCAACTTTGGCACCGTCTGGGGTGACTTCTATTCTGATGTTCCTGTCCGGGGTGTCAACCGAATCGGCTAACTGGTGTTCCACTTCGAGGAGGCTAGCAACGAATGACGTGCCGTTCTCGATACCGATCGAATGCAGGGTGGATAGCAGGGCGAACCCTGCTATAAAGTACATGTTGCCGGTTAAGGCCGAGAGGGACATGAAGATCACTCCTAGTTTTGACATGTAGTTTTCACTGTTGTAGTACTGCTGCATATCCCAAGCTATACCATGGGTCCAGGCCTCTCGAATACTGATCGTCAGTTTGACGAGCATAGGGGCGGCAGGAACGAATGGCGTTAGCGAGGCCAGGACGAGTCCCAGTGATCTCCTAACAAAACCAGTGGGGGCCACAAGCTTGTTGATACTGAGAGCCGTTCCTGCTGAAATGCCGATGGTGCTGTAATATTCCGGCTTTAGCAGTTGCTCAACGGCATAGAGATCCGAGAAACTGAATCCGTAATAGCACGCTAGGGTCAAAGCTATGACGTGCCAGTTGAGTGTTGCAAAGGCATAGACGATCACTCTTGGGAGGAACCACTTGGATCTTGTTGCCACTATGTCAAAAACCAGATAGGCGCGATTGCTGCACCA